CCATTTGAATCGTACTGTTTCTTAACAAGCCAGATATCACCCTTACGAGCACCCTCCATAATTGCGTTCATTACAGAAGGCTTATTGATTACATCTGGATCAACGTTGACGCAGCGTTTAAGCCACGGTATGCGAGCACGATCATAATTGATGAACTCAATAATGTCGCTATGGTCCCAGTCACAATGAGCAACAATCGCACCGTTACGATACTGTCCCCCACGTCTGAGGATTTCGTTGAACTTGGAGTAGATCTCCATGAATCCACAAGGGCCGCTAGCAACCATTCCGTGCTTGTTCTCTGTACCTTTTGGTCTGAGGTTTGAGAGGTGAAGGGAGACTCCTGCGCCATAACGAAGTGCTTTAGATGCAAAGATAAAAGATTGTTCAATAGAGTCCTCTGACTCATCCATTGTGTCGTCAATGACCATGACTGTACAACTGACTGGATAGCGTCTTGTAGGGTCTTGCAACCAGCTCTTAACCCTGCCAGTCATAGCAAGTGAGGTATAGGCTTCTTTAAGTTTCATAGCTTTGATAAGTCAGGCTTTTGGTAGTTAGGTCCTTTTTGTACCTTTCCGTCCTTATAGGTGAAAGGAATTTTAGATTGGTTAGATTCAGCTACCTTACTAAAGGCTTGGTCTGTATCTACTCCCATGATGTGAAGCAACCCATAGGTTACCCAGATTAAATCTATTGCTTCTTTAATAACATCTGAACGTTCGAGATTGTTATAAGCGTGAAGAAGTTCATAAAATTCTTCTTCAATGTAAGTCATCTGATGATCTTGAAGACCAACGTTAGCATCTAGATCTTGGTCAGGTGTCACTAGTTGCCCAGCACTCTTCATCCAGTCTTGAACGAGGCGTGAGTTGGAGATCGTTGTCATCAGCTTCCTTGATAGATTTGTATAAAGAAGAATCATAAGGCTTAACCTTACCTTCTTCACGTTTGATTAGGCGGTCAATATACCACCTAGCCTTTTTCAAATCTTCAATACCATTTTTATCTTGGTAACGGGTAACGTATTTGATTACGTTTCCTTCAAGAAAATCGAAAGCATGACTATCAATATAATCAATGCACTCGATTACGGCTTCATCGTATCCGTAGTAACTAGGGTTGGTAGGATCGGAGGTTCCCATAAGTTAACTTCATCAAAGGTGTACTCAGTGTCCCGTAGGATACGTGCAAGACGGGCTTGTTTCAAGGCATAAGGCTCACTAAGTCCTTTCTTCTCATACTGTTTGACTACAGCTCTCCATGCGGAGGTAGGTGTGAATCGTTCAATTGGTATGAGCTTTTCTGCTGTTTTCGGTCCCACGCTAGGGCAGCCAGGATAATTGTCGACAGCGTCGCCACAGAGTATCTGGCGATAGAAAAATGCATCAGCTTGTTCCTCAGTAATTAGATCAATGTCGCCATCATCATTAAGATGAAAGCCTGGAATCTGGTTTAGATCTTTATCACCAGACCAGATAATAGGTGTTCTATCTTGATAACGGGTTGCCAAAATTCCGATAACATCATCGGCTTCTAGCTTGTACCATTCTTCAGATGGGTATCTTTCTTGTATTCGTCTACGGCACTCTTTAAAACCAACTGGTTTAATGCGATGATTAGTAGCCCTTCTATTACCCTTGTAAGTAGGGTCTACCTTCTTACGAAAGTTATCAGGAGAAGTCCAACATAGTGTGACATCACGAGCCTTGACTTGGCTCTTCTTAATACTTATAAAATCATCTACTAGCATCATTACCTCTCTTACAGGGCAGTGAGTAGTGATGATATCTGGCATCCACTCTATCTCTACTTCACAGGCACAAGCAGCCTTGAAGAGAACCATGTCAGCGTCAACAATGAGCCATGTCATAAGTCTCCTTTTATATCTGCATCCTCCAAGCTACTCATACTTTCTAAATAATCCAAGGCTTGCTGGACACCTGAAACATTGTCACCTAGCTTTCCTATTCCAGTATTGCAATTACCACAAAGCCACCCCCTATGTTCCTTAGTGTTATGACAATGATCCCAATGAAGCCTTTCATCGTGCTTACCACAACATTCACAAGGAGTACCAATTGGTGGAGTTTTATATCTCTTCCTTAATGCGTGATAGTTGTTTTGTTCTGCCTTATAACACTCCTTACACGTAGGTTTAGTCTTATAAAAATCATCACGTGGTTTCAATTCAAGGCAAATCTTACAAAGCTTAGTGACATTCTG